GACTTCCGGGTTATGGGCCCGGCGATCTGACCACTGATCTATCCCGCCAAAACGAAAAGCCCGGCGCATGGCCGGGCTTCGGTGACAACTATCACTAGGCGCGAGGATATGGATTTTTTGGGCCCCATGTAAGGGCCCACTTACTCCTCGCCGAGGGCGGACCGGAACTGCCGCGTCGCCCGGTGTACCTCGTCCATGCACCGCTGGAACGTCCAGTCATAGACAGGCGCCCACGTGCGGCGATAGTTGGCCCACGAGAATCCGACTGCCTCCGCCCTGCCCCGTTCGCTAAGGCGAAGGTGGCCGCTGGCCTGGCACGGGACGCAATCCGCAGCCGCCTCCATCTCGCCATAGATGACGCCGCGCCCACCGCATGTGGGACAAAGGCCGTCGCTGCACACCTCGTCCAGGAGCGCGATCCGAACCTTGGTATAGCCGTCGACCACGCGTGGTACGTCCTGGTCGCCGGCGAGCAGCCTTGGCCAGCGGTTGGAGTGCGCCGCTTGGTACATGGGCTGGGCACGATTCCCATGGATGGCCACGGCTAAGGTGGCGTCCAGCATGGCGCTTTCGCGCCGCGACCACTCCTCGATCTGCATCTGCTCAAACAGGTCGATCAACTTGCGCTGGGTCAGCGTGGCGCCATCCGGCCACCACACCTTGCAAAGCAGCTCACGGCCCAGGCCGGCGTCGACGAATGCGAGAGCGGCAGCGATATCGGTCGTCAAGAATTCGGGCATCCCGCCCGAGCCCACGTCGAACCGGACGTTCTTTGGATTGAGGCGGGCCATCATTTTCCCGACGTGCATGGTGTATCCCCTATTCAGCGCTTCTTTCGTTGCCGGAGATGCCGGCGAATCTTTACCGCGGCGCCCTGCAGCTTGGCCGAGGTCGCGTCCAGTTCATCAGCCAGGCGCCCCAGCTTCGAGGCTTGTGCCTCGTCCATGTCGGTGACAGTCGCGAGGGCTCGTGCGACTTCGAGAGCATTCGCGAGCCGGTCGGCCGTGGACTGAGCAATGTGCTCAAGTGGCTCCATCGAATACCTCGAACTTCCAGCCGGTCTTACCCTGACGCTGGACGCCAACGAATCGGAACGGGAACAGTTCGGACGCGACCTTGATCTTCACCCGGGCGTCGTCTTCCCAGAATCCCTTGGTCTCGTGCATCTCCATGGTCCCGTCCGCCAACATCACATTGAAGTCCGGCGTGTAGTACGTCCTGGCCGCTAGCCGGAACTTCATGCCCTCGAACAGGTACCAGGCGACCTCGCCGGCGGCCATACGCAGTTCCAGGTACTGCGAGTACGCCACTTCGAGCTGGTTCATTCCAGCGTCGTTGCGCGGGACGCCGCGGGCGCGGACCCTGGTCAGTCGCATGACAGCCTCCGCTCGATCAGGTCGTTCTGGTAGGCCATCAGCTTCTGGTCGTTGCCGTAGTGGGCCTCGAAGGGCTTGCGGCCACGCCCGAAGCTCGGTCCGTAGATATCGGTTGCCTCCTGGACGGTCATCGCCGCCCACGGCATGACGTCGCCCTGGTGGTGCCACCGGCACAGGAGGATGGTGGCGTCGTGGCATTCGGCTAGGCGCCTGCCACCGCTGGTGAGGTGGTGAATCTCCCGCTTCCCGGCACTGATGCCGCGGCCATGCCCGCGAGGCACCACCGGCTGCGCATGGTCAAACCGGTTCATGCGGCAGGCGATACAGCCTATCGAGCGCATGACTTTCCAGCGTTCCAGCTGCTGTGCCGTCGGCAGTGGCTTTGGCTTCGCTCTCAATGCGATGCGCTTCGAGGCCTTCAGGGATACAGCGCGTAACCGGGTCTTGCGCACCAGAGCCTGGGCCTTGCTGGCAGTGAGGGCTACGCCGGCGCGGATGGGCGTGCGGCGCCGAAGCGGGGTGCGCCTCATGCAGCACCGCCATGGGCTAATACCTCTGCACGGACCGACTGGCGCGCAATCGCTCGCTCTGACACTTCCAGCACGCGTTGCTGTTCGGCACCACCGATCGACCGACCATGGTGTTCGCGTTGCCCCAGATCTTGTGCTTCGGGCACTTGGTGCGCTTTGCCAAGAGCAGCGTTTGCTCCGGAGTGGGCGCCACGAGGTTTTCTGGCCGGTTGCCGCGCCGGCGAAACTGGCTGTCCAGCATGTCGGATGCTCCTATAAGCCTGCTTGAGGTCGAGGGCGGCGCGCCACGCGTTGTCGCGGACCCAAGTTCCGCCCTCATAGCGGTAGACACCGGCCAAGTAGGCCGCGTGGGACTCCAAAGCTTGCCGGTAGCCGCTCTCATAGTGCGCGACTGCGGCAGCCACCCCATTCTTTCCAATGAAAACGGCCGCCTCGCCATGCTCACGAGCCGCCAGCAGCGCCTTTCGGGCAATAGGCAGGAATCCGTTTACGACCGCGTTCCCTAGGCAAATCATGGGTACATCTCCTCCGGAATCTCGTCCCAGAGCATGTCGGCGGACGTGCGTGCGTTGCTGTTGACCGATGGCGGAATGGACGTAGCGACTGAAAACTCCTGATGGGCCAGGTTGACATCAAGCGCCAGCTCCCCGACCTCGCCGTCACGCTGCTTGGCCAGCAGAAGCTCAAGGAACGAACGAACATCCGGGTTGGGTCGGTGGATGAACATGATCACGTCGGCGTCCTGCTCGATCGCGCCGGAGTCGCGCAGCGTGGCCATGGTCGGGCGCTTGCCCTCGGCATCACGGTTCAGCTGGGACAGTAGGACGATAGGGATGTCCAGTTCCTTGGCCAGGCCCTTGAGCATCCGGGTCATGATCCCGACCGCCTCATTCTTGTTCTCGGCCTTAGGGGGGATGATTAGCTGTAGGTAATCGATCACCACCATGGCCAGCGGCGTGACCGCGTGGGTCTGGCGTATCGACGCGCACAGGCGCTCGATGGTGATGCTGTGGCAGTCGTTGATGAGGATCGGCAGGTCAGCCAGCAACGTCGTGCCGGCGGTCCAGCGCGGCCAATCCTCCTCGCGCATCAGCTTCGGGCGGCGCAGCAGCTTGGCGTCGAAGCGTCCGAGTGCCGCGGTCAGGCGGTCGTTCAGCTTCTTACCGCTCATCTCCAGCGAGAAGACCGCCACGTGACGCCGCGATCCGTCGGGGGCCTTGTACTTGCAATGCTGGGCGGCTGAACGCACCAGTTTTAGGGCGAAGGCTGTCTTGCCAACGCTCGGCCGCGCCGCAATGACGATCAGGTCCGACGGTTGCAGGCCAGCGGTCAGGTCATCGAGTTCCGCGAGACCCGTGGGTATCCCGGTCAAATCCTCAGAGCTCGCCAGCTTCGCACTGATGTCTTCGAACGACTCGCGAGCGAACTCGCTGATGTGGCGCATGCCCGTGACCACACGCCCGGCGCAATCGCCGATAAGCCGCTGAGCCTGGCCCAGGATGTCGTCGCCATCCAGGTGGGCAATCTCAGCCCCAGCCGCGCGCACGCGGCGTCCCATGGCGGTCTCGTGCACACGCTCGGCGTAAGCGCGTACTGCCCTGCCCCGCCAGCCTTCGTTCGTCGTCAGGGCGTAGGCATGATCGCCAAGGTCCGGGCGGTCTTCGGCAATCATCACGGGGTCGAACTCAAGGCCCTCGCGTGCGCGGCGTTGGATCTCCCCGTACAGGCTCCGGTTGGCACTCACCGTGAAGTCGGAAGGATCGAGCAGGTCGGCTACCTGCCAATAGGCCGTCGGGCTGGCCATGCAGCAGCCAAGCACTGCATCCTCGGCAAAGGCCTTGCTCATGCCGCCACCTGCGCATCACCGTCCTTCGCTGCCGCCGCGGCTTCCCTGCGACGTCGCTCCATGGCGGCCTCGTAGACCTTGACCAGGACCTTGTCGCGGATCAGGTAATCGAAGTCCGGGCGCCAGCCGGCGTGGTCACCGTGGTATGGCCCAGTGCCGTTGTTGAAGGGGTCGAGCGCGCATTCGGCGAAGATGGCCCGAAAAACCGGGAGCATGCGGTGGCGTTCGGGCAGTGCCAGCCAGGCCTTTCGCATGGCGGCCTTACGGCCCTTCGACACCGCGAGGACCTTGGGCAGGTTGACCATCGTCGCGTTGTAGGCCTCGACGATCTGGGCATACGGCACCGGGCTCGTCTCCGGCGGAGCCGGGGACACACCCGACCGAAGGGAGGGATGCTTTTGCTTTTTATCCTCTCCTCTACTCTCCTCTACTCTGTCGTGACCGACCGTGACATGGCGTGACTCAATCAGGTCGCTCGTGACGTCGTGGGACCTATCTCGCTCTCTCTGCGCGCGCTTCCGCTCGGCTGCTGTCGCGTCCTCGGCCTTGGGCTGCCTACGTTTCCAGGCCATCAGCACGACGCCGTCCAGGGTCTTCCCCTGCATGGCTGCCCGAATGGCGGCGACCTCCTCTTCTGGGATGTCCAAGGCTGCGCCGATATCCTCGTCCACCCAGTTCATCAACTCGCCGCGCGGATTCGCCTGTGACGCGTTCTCCATCATCGCGGCCCACACGGACACAACGTGACCTATCGTGACTTTCCGTGACAACGCGGTGGATGCACGCGAGGCCACGACCTTCCACTTCGGGTCTGTGACGACCCCGTGGTGCCAACGAAACCAATGCTCGGTTGCCATATCGCTCTCTACTGGCCTACAGGAACCGCGCCGCCGGCCGGTAGGCTCGGCGTGTCACCGGGGCATGACTCCCGGCTAGGCGGCGCGGTAAACAGGGACGGCTGGCGCGGCGTGTGCGGCGCCAGGCAGTGCATCTCGGCCTGGGTGCGAAGCTCCGGCGTTGCCCCGTGCGCCAGCACTTGAGCGCAAAGGCGCTGGTACAGGGCCGCGGTTGCCGGGCTGCAGCGGCTCACCAGGTGATCACCGGTGTCACGACGTGGGCTCCGTGAGCGGCTTACCGGTGAAGAGGCGGCCGTTCCATTTCTGGGCTGGATCCACGGCGGCCTTGTCGTAGCAGTTCTCGTCGAGCCAAGGCGGTCTCGGTGATGGGCATTCGGGAACCATCGGACGCAGGCGGCATGCGAGGTCCCGACACCAACAGGTGCGTGACAGCGCCATGTCACCTGACCTCGCTGGGGCGCTCGACCTGCTGGCGCAGGCGTTGGATCAGCGAGATGAGCACCTCCTGCACGGCCTGCTCAGCGCCCGCAATGGCCTGCATTTCGTTCGGGCTGATGGAGCCGTCGGCGAAGGCGTCGTGCAGTTCTTGCGCCAGCTTCCCCTGCTCCGCATTGAGCGACATCACGTGCAGGGCTATCCCGCCCTGGTGCTTCCGCGACGCGAGCCGTTCGAGGGAATAGCCGTGCTCCGCGGCAAGCGCCTGCAGGATGCGGTGGTCACCCGTGGTGGCCATCAATTCGTCTGCCTCGGCCAGGGTCAGGTGGTTGCGATCGCTGTTTGGGTTGACCTTGCCGCGCAGCAGAGCGCCGGACATCCCCAACCTGGGCGCCAGGGACTCGGCACCGCCGGGATAGGCTTTAACCGTCGCCTGGGCGGCGTCGATGACATTCATTCGGGTCGATCTCAAATGGTGAGCCGTGGCGGCTCCGTGGATACAGTTCCGCCATGAACTTCGAGGCGGCCGGACTTGACGGCGTTACCTGCGTGGCGAAATGGACTTGGCAAACGTCACGCCGCCTGCCCCGTCGCGTCACCGAAGAGATCCGGCCGAAGCGCCTTGGCCTGCCACTGGCGTACTTCAGGCAAGAGGTCGTCCTCTCCCCAGTTCGAGACAGCGCCCTTTCCCACGCCGAAGAACTCGGCGAGTTGGCGATCCTTGGTGAACCCAAGGGCGGAACGGACGGCGCTTTTGGTCATCTCCATGCGGCGCGAGTCTAGAGCTATGAACTTCCCTAAGTCAAGCGCTCTGAACCGCCCGGTACCTATCTTCCCGTTCATGAGCATGGGGACCCGACTTCAAGAAGCGCTTGATATGCGCCGCCGTACGCCGCCTGACGTTATCGCGGCTTGCCGCCTATCAAAAGGCGCTATCTACAACATACTTAACGATACGACCAAACCCGAGAAAGTACGGGCCGAGACCGTGAACAAGGTGGCCAATTACCTGAATGTCAGCCGCGATTGGCTGGTCTGGGGTAAAGGGTCGGCGGACGACATAGAGTC